TGAAAAAGACGGAAAATATGATGCTAAATACGGACAAGGAAGATTATCCGAGTGGGAAGATCCTGCCAATGTGGAGGAAGCTGCGCAGTTTACGACAACGTTTAATGTCAATGGTGAATTACAGGACGGCGAGGTGTCTCTGACGCCGGATGAGATCGCTACGATTCAGTATGCGTTTGCAGACACAGAGCCAAAAACATCTGGCGAACCGGGAGAATAATTCCCCCGGCGGCTAGAACAGCGGCCATAGTGGACCGGGGAATTTTAGACAATATGATACTGCGATAGGAGATATAACAATGATTGTAAAGATTAATGGGAAAGAGCACACGCTCAAATTCGGGTTAAAATTCCTTCGGGAGATTGATAAGACAATAGAGCTTACAACTCCTGGAGGAGTAAAATACGCTGACGGTTTCGGGCAGAAGTTGCCGATGGTAATCGGAGAGGATCCTGCCGAGCTATCTGAGTTTTTATACATGGCCACTGCGCATGAAGAGGACCGCCCGACACAAGACGAGATCGACGAATACGTGGAAGACTGTGAGGATATTGATAAACTGTTTAAGGCGGTGCTCAGTGAACTAAAAAACTCGAATATTACCAAGAAGGTAACCAAGAGGACAGCAGCGGTGATGGATCTAGCGGAACAGGAAGAACAGACACCCAAGAAGACTCAGAAAAAACCTACCGCGAAATAATTGTAAACTGCTTTCGGTATCTGCAGGTGTCCACCCTATACGAAGCAGAGATCATGAGCCTCCATGAGTACAACTTACGCATGGAGGCTTTTATGCTGCGTCGAGTGGATAGGGAATATGAAATCAGCCTGCAAGCGTGGATGAACCGCGAAGTCAAGGCACAAAGAGAAGGTCCGAGAGGGAAGGTAGAACTGGTATATAGAGATTTTAACAAATTCTTCGATTATAAAAAACGAGTTGATGAGGTGAAACACACAGAAAGTCTTAGGGCCGAGGATAGTAGATTAAGACAGGTAGCAAGGCGACTTGATAAACGCAGAAGGGAGGGAAGATATGGCAGAAAGTTATAGTGTGCAGGCGGTTTTAAGCGCCGTAGATCAGAATTTTTCAAGCACGATGAACAAAGCAAACGGGAGTATGACGAACCTGCAGAAGGGCTCTACTAAGACAAAAACATCTATTGCGGACATTGCTAAAGGTGTTGGGTCATTCAAGCTAATCCAGATGGGTGCGTCTGCCGCGCGCGCGTCCCTCGATAAAGCGTTCGGGCGTATTGACACGATGGAGCAATTTGATCGTACCATGACGCGCATGACCGGGTCCAGTAGCGAGGCGAACAAAGCACTGGACCGCCTAAGTAACGCCACAACCGGTACTGCCTATGGCCTTGATGTGGCTGCTAAGTCTACACAGGATTTTGTGACCAGAGGTATGCACATTGGAGATGCTACGCGATCTGTAGAGAGCTGGATGGATGCCGTAGCATTTTATGGCAAGGGCACCAATGAACAGCTAGAGACCGTTATGGATGCACTGGGGAAAATGCGTACCAAGGGCACGGTTGAAATGGAACAGCTTAACCGTCTTTTTGACGTCGGCATCGATGCTGTCGGCATGTATGCGCAAGCTGTCGGACGTGACTCGAAGTCCGTACAAGACGACCTAAGTCACGGCAAGATTAGCGCGCAGGACTTTTTAACAACTGTTGAAAAAGCCATGATGGAGGGCACCAATGGTGTCCAGAGTGTAGCCGGCGCAGCGAAAGAGGCCGGAGCATCATGGACCGGAACTTTTGACAACATGAAGGCTGCCACTGCCAGAGGTATGCAGTCCATTATACAGGACATTGATGGCGGGCTTACCAATGGGGCACTGCCGGATATGCGTACCGGATTACTGGCCAGTGCCAAAGGGTTTGAGCAATTCTTAAAACTGATCGGAAAAGGCACCGGCACAGCAGTCAAAATAGCGGCACCCGGCATTAAACTGGTGGCGGATAACCTCGACGTAATCGGAGTTACCGCAGGTACAGCGGCGGCAGGATATGCCACCTTTAAGGGAGTTATGGCCGCACAAGATGTCTATCATAAAGCGGTTAGCTCGATTAATGCAGCAAGAACTGCGATAGATAATATCCATGCAACATATGGAGTTCTAACGCTGGCGGTCGGGAAGAATACCACTGCAGAATACGCAGAGCTTGCAGCGGTTAAAAGCAGCGCAAAAGCTAAAGCAGTAGATGCAGCGGCAACAAATGCATCTGAGAAAGCAACTTATGCAGAGACAACCGCAACTATGGCATCCAGTGGTGCTATAAGCGTAAAAACCCTCCTAGTCGGAGTGCTGACTGGTAAGATTAAACTTGCTGAGGCGGCACAAATCTTATGGAACGCCGCTCTGAAGGCAAACCCTATCGGTGTTGTAATTGGACTGGTCACTGCTTTTTTCGGCGTAGTGGCGGCGGCGACTAAGACAATCGCAAAGCATGATACACAGCTACAGAAGATTAAGAAGACCGCAACAGAAGCATCTGAGAAGACAGAAGAACTGACATCAAGCGTAGATTCCTCAAGCGAGTCTTATGATGCTAATGTAAGAGCGATCGATGCACAGGGCAAGGCAACTAAGACCCTTGTAGGAAATCTGGAAGAGTTAGCCGCAAAAGAAGATAAGAGCAAAAAAGACAAGCAGCTCATGCAACAGTATGTAGATAGCCTGAATTCTTCGGTCGATGGATTGAACCTGTCTTATAACGAGGAGCTTGATACGCTCTCTATGAGCACGGAGGCTATTAATGCGAAGGTGGACGCATACAAAGAACAGGCTGAGGCGCAAGAGTCGCAGGAACGGTATGTAGAGATGCTGAAAGAGCAGCAGGAAGTGTCTGCTCAGCTGAAAGAGACGGAAGACGCCTTGAAGGAGGCTACACAGAAGTATAATGATACGTCTGTATTTAACCTCGGCGTACACCATGAATCAAAGAAAGCAGTTGAAGAACTTCAAGAATCTAAAACATCTCTGAAACAGAAAGAAGATGAACTGTCTGAGTCCCTCAAGACACAAGAGGGAGTAATGGCTGAGAACGCTGCAAAAGCTGCAGAGTCTGCTGCTACTGCAGCAGGGGCGGTTTCTGAGGGCGTAGAGAAACAGGTTACAAGCCTAGAAGATCTCTCTGATACACAGCAGAGTGTTGTCACATCCCTGAATGAGAGTTGGCAGTCTTATGTAGATCAGGCTACAAACATGTTCGACACGCTGTCCAATGAATCGGAACTCACGGTTGCTGAAATGACCGAGAATCTGAATCAGAATCAACAGGTCATATCTGAGTGGGCGGACAATATTGCAATTCTTGCAGAACGTGGAGTTGACGAAGGCCTGTTGCAGCAGTTACGTGATGCAGGCCCAGAGTCGGCAGGAGCCGTAAAGACAATGGTGGATTCCTCAGATGCGGAATTACAGGGGTTGTCTGATGCATTTGCAAATGGTGGGCAGACGGCTACAGACGCCCTGAAAACCGCATTTGACGTGTCTGGTGTGCCAGAGTCTGCCATGAACCTCGTAACTAAGACAAGGGACTCTATGGAGGCACAGATTGCAGGCGCAGACTTCTCTTCTCTCGGCAAGGCCGTACCGGATGGCTACACAGAGGGTATTGAGGCGAATTCCGGTCAAGCGTCCGAGGCAACGGGCGGAATGGTAGAGGACGGAATTAACGCCGCGCAGAGTGCGCAGAACTCTCACTCCCCATCTGTGGTATATCATGGCTTGGGGACTGATGCAGTTGCCGGATACGTGGAAGGCGTAAAGGCTAGTGGCGGACAGATCAAGGGTGCCATGTCAGAGGCCATCCAGGGCGGACTGCAGGCGGCGGAGAAAGCAACCACAACGTCCATGACTGGTATAAGTAAGGCTACTGACACTGCATTTAAGGGCATGGCAACATCTGCGAAGTCCGGCATGACAAATGTTACCACTACTATTAATACCGGCATGACGGGCAATACCAAGGCCATTGATGCGGCGATGAAATCCAATTCTAACGCTGTCAAGTCCGGTATGACCAGCATGACAAAAGATACAGCGAATGGTGTTAAAAACCAGAACACGCAGGTTGCTAATGGCATGCGTGCGATAATGTCTTCCGCAAAGGCAGGTATGAATGGATACCAGAGTGCAATACAATCGGGCATGAGCGCATCTGTGAGGAGTGTATCAAGCGCGAAGTCACAGATGGTAGCTCAAGTAAACTCTCTGCAGAGTAGCTTTTACAGTGCGGGCGTAAATGCCAGCCGAGGACTTGCCAATGGCGTCAATGCTGGTTCAGGTTCTGCAATTGCGGCGGCTCGCAACGTAGCTAATTCGGTGGCTGCAACAATGCGGTCTGCACTGCAGATTCACAGCCCTTCTAAAGTGACTGAGAAGATTGGTGAATACACCGGAGAAGGTGCAGCGATTGGTCTACTTAACGTGATGTCGAAGGTGGACAGTGCCAGCGAAAAGCTTGCCAATGTAATGATACCCACGCCTACAATGGCTAATACACCTGCTTATGCAGGAGCCGGAGCAAGCTACAGCGGTGTCAGCGCTAACAAAGATATGCGAATTGTTGTACCAGTGTATCTGGACGGGCGAGAGATTGCAAGAGCAGAGGCGCCATATAGCGAGGCAGAAACAAATAAACGAAACAGGATTAAGAAGATGATAAAGGGAGAGCGATAAGCATGTACAAATTTACGGATCCGGGAGAGCCGGCAAGCGAAGAATACCTCCCTTCAGAAGCCGTGCTCATTGATGGAACTTGTATTGATCAGGAAATAGACGGCTACCAGACATTGACTGTGTCTGGTAGGGAACAGGTTAATATGGACTACAGTGAGCGTAAGATCGGGAACAACCTATATCTAGAGGACTACTACCAGACAAGTCGGATCATTGAAGTACAGTACCACTTGCAAGCAGACACGCCGGAAGAGTTAATACAAAAATTCGACAAACTGAATGGGCTGTTGAACTTTAAGGAGGCAAAGATACAATTTGCCGATGATCCCGGTTGCTATTATATAGGAAGTAAGACCGAAGCAGAAGCACCTCCAGTCGGGGTGCTTTCGTGCGTGTCTACATACCAGATTTACTGTCCCGATCCACATAAATATAGTGTGGCAGAGAAAGAATTCATCGCTAAGCTCAATGCATCCGGTGTATTGGAAGCTACGATCTACAACGACGGTACAGCGGCGGTCCCGATAGATTACACAATCCACAACAACCATGATAACGGTTATGTGGGTATCGTCACACCGGATACAGTCTTACAGATCGGGAGAATCGCCGAGGTGGATGAGGTACCATATCAGCAGTCCGAAAACCTAATTAATACTGACAATTTTAGCGATTGGGAGCGCGATACGAGCGCCCATCCGGAGAATCCTGTAAAAAAGACAAACGGGCAGCTAAAAATGAACACTTACAGTGGGAAAAAGATATTACAGTTGGCTGACCGCGGGGCAAAGCAAGGTGTTAATGGTGGCATGGTGTCCATGATAATCCCGCCAGATTCTGAGGGAATTATAGGTGCCAAGAATTTTTATTGTTATTTTAACCTTTGGTTTGAAACTGGTGCAGTCAAACAGGTATCCACCATGTCCGTTAATTTTTTGGACAAAAATGATGAATTGATTTTCTGCTATATGGTCGAAAAAAATCAGTTGAGCAGCAATAAGGCGCATGTAATGTTACGCGCTGGTGGTTCCCAAAAGCATAAATACTTTGACGAGCCTTTTGAGCCAAGCAATTCAGTGTATGGTAAGAATATGTTCGACTGGCAGCGAGGTAATGTCGATGTTATAAAAATGGGATCCACGGTGGGTGGTTACTTTTATGGAGTACGTAAAACAATAGATGTGCCAGATCTGGCGGATAAGGTATGCACAAAGATACAGTTATACATTGGCGGTTACGATGAATTGCCAATGGTAACCGGTTCTGCGTTCCGCTCGCTGATATTCCAAAAGCATAATGTAGAGAAATGGGAAGATATCCCGAATCGGTTTCCGGCTGGGTCCACGATCGAGGTCGATGGTCGTGCAGGAAAGGTATATACAGACGGACTCTTACGGCCGGACGATGAAGTCCGAGGATCGGACTATCCTCTGGCACCACCTGGGGAATCAAAAGTCCAGTTTTACTATTCGAATTTTAGTGATCCGGCACCGGATATCACAGCTAAGATTAGAGAGGGGTGGTTATAATGCCAAGACTAGCAGTGCTAGATCATTTTGATCAAGTTTTAACATTTTTGGACAATAGATTGCCCAATGCCATGCACTACGATGAGGCGGTTTTACACACCTACTTACAGGGGTCTACATACACACTAGACCTTAAAGCATCAAGCCAGGACCCGGACAGCGAGTATCTGGTAGAGGGCAACAAAATAGCATTTGTGTATAAAAACCGAGACTACATGTGCAATA